CCAGTGTCAGGTAGCTGTTGGCGTTTGCGCCCCCTACCGTTGCGTCGATTGTTACTGCCATCGGTAGGTGCCGAGGTTAGTTCAAGTTTAGGAGTGGGCTCCGCAATAGGAAAAGAGGCTGCCTCCTTAGAAGCAGCCTCACGTTCCTGGCGTCGCCGGAAGGCGAACAAACCCATCAGGCGCTAGCGCCCTTCAGGGCTACAAAGTTCAGCACGATTGCTTCGCTTAGAGCGCCACCCGACACGTTGCCCACAGTGATCTTGAAAGATCCTGCAGCCATAGTGTTGGCTTGCACCACATAAGCGCCAGCAGTACCGGCAGAACCGTGGTTCACGACAACCACATCAGTGGCAGAAACTTCGCTGTTCGTCACAGTAAAAGTGACTTCGGCGCCGTCTGCCAAAGAGGCGTTGTGCATGGTGATTTGACCCGAAGCAGCGTTCAGGGTCACGCCAGTTGACTTGCTGGTGGCTTGGGTGACAGTGCCACCTTTAGCGGGACCAACAAGTTTGCCAGCGGTTGCTTCAAAAATGGATGCCATTGTTTAATCCTCCGGTCAATCCATATTAGAAACATTGGTAGCCCGAATAATTCCGATATTCTTCAGCTCATAAACTTTGCTCCAGTTGGAGACAGTTTCAAGCTGAGCACGGGTCGGGTTCACAGTAGTGACGCTCCATTTCGCGCCAACCGGGTGGTAAGTGTAGTGAAGGTCGATGCTCATTGCATCACTTTTCGCTAAAATGTCTCGGTCTTGCTCGACCTGCATCGCGAGCTGTTCACCCGAAGCCACTGCACCGCTGGTGAAGAAGAAAGTGCCGTACTCAGTGCTGCTACCAGAACCGGTAGTAGGCACATCGTCGGACACGATCACACGCAGACCCATGTAGGTCGGCACCGAGGGATTGCCGTAAGCAGGGGCAATAGTACCGCCAGAAGCAGTAGCACCACCACCAGACAAATCCGATGCGAGGACGAAATCGACTGCGCGGCGTTCTACAAGGTCGTAATAAACCTTGGAGTGCATAGCAACCGCAGCCAGCTTGTCACCCTGATCACCAAGAATGGCGCGGGCTTCAGCAACGTGACGGGGGCTCAGAGTGGTGGGGGTATCACCAGACTCGGAGTCGATGCAGAGGTTGAAGAAAGCAGAGCTGCTGGTGTTGCTGTTCAGCGAACCGAACACACCCTGCAGGCAGGACAGCAGATCCTTTTGACGCTGGTTAGCAACGTAATCAGCGATCTTGGCGCCGATAGCAGCCATCGGATCGGAACCAGCAGCAAGAGCGGCAAGGTCACGAGCCTCAAAGGCACGACCACGGTGCAGGATCACGCCGATTTGCTTATCAGCTTGGATCTTGCCGGGGGTGAGGCTGCTGCTATCAGTCAGCACCTCAAAATCGCCGGAAAGGTTAGCTTTCAAGAAAGGAACGTTGATGAAATCACCGCCCTCGGTGGCATTTAGCTCCGCCATAGGCTGCACCACACCGGAAGCCAGGAAGGCATCACGCAGAGTGGTTTGCTCAATGACGTATGGAGTAAAGACCTCGGGGATGATTACGTCAGAGCGAAGAGTCGCCATGACTAATCCTCAAGAATGGTTTTACGGTGTCGGGCACAGCCCATTACCCAGCACAGCCGGTTACGTTAAAGTTTAACGCCCCGCTGCTGCTTTTAACCTGTCGTATAAATCGCGGTCAGTACGGAATAACCGTGATTGCTCTGTCAGGTTGAAAGATTCAGGCGCGAACGGGTTCTTGATCCCTGCGGGGATTTCGCCAGTGCTACGTCCTACAGGTGCGCCACTGCCTTGAGGCTTAGGCTGCTTTTGCATCCAAACAGGCAGGCTTTGCTTTGCCCACTCGCTAACTGGCGTGCGCTGGTAGCCATCGACGACAACGACGGTGCCATCGGCTTCCCGCTCAATCTGGTCAGCGTTTAGCTTAGTTTTCAGCACAAGGTCAGGATCATGCACGATGTCAGCTAGTGCGCTGACCGCTGGCGTGAGTAACTCAAGTTCCCGCACTCGGGATTCCAGCTCTGTAATGCGCTGGTCCTTTTGCGCCGTCGCCTCACGGAACTGCTGCTCCAAAGCCTGCCGGGCTTCGGTGTATTTTCCTTGGGATTCCAATTCTGCCTGTTCGGCACGTCGCTTGAATTCCAGTAATTCGTTGATGTCAACGCCATCTGGCACAGCCTTGGCTTGAGCGACAGCCTTTTTGTACTCGTCTAGCAATTCAGAATTCTTGCGGCGCATTGCCTCAAGCTCTGTTTGCATTGCTTGCAGTTCTGCAGTTTGCTCCACAGGAGCCTGCTGTTCGTCGGACATGTTTTAACCCACAGGGTTAAGTGCAACTGAAGGTTAACACCTAATCATCATCATCGTCATCAGTGCAGGTAATAACCTCAATGCCTTCTGCCAGTCTGCCCATCAGACTGCCTAAAACTTGAGCATCGGGAGGACATGGGAAGACAAACCGCCCCTCAATCATGCCATCGGTGCATTTGAGGTAAATGCAGTTGCCTTCCCAGATTCTGCCTTTCATGGCTGCAGTGGTGCTTCTTTTAGCTCACTGCGCAGCTTTAACAGCGTATTGCCTGTGCTTTCCGACTTAATTTCAAACATTTCGTCACCTGGTTTGGCGAGTAGCAGTACCTGACCATTGACATTATTGGTTGCCCTGAACTTTTTTCTGGATAAAGCGGTTATTTTGCCAAATGACCGCCTGCCACGCTCGTTCCAGACAACGCGGCTACCAACTTCAATAGACATCACTTAGCCTTCCGCTTGCGTGATTTTCCGGCTTTTGCGTATGCGATTGCTACCGCTTGCTTTGGTGGTTTTCCTGCCTTGATCTCTGTCTTGATGTTTTGCTGCATCACTTTTTTGCTCCTGCCCTTCTTCAACGGCATAACGCCAGTCCTCAACGGCTGACAGCAGTGTAGATCCATCAGCAGTAGCCCAGCCTTTGTCGGTATAAACCGCTGGCACCCACGCTTCACCAATCAGTGCTTCGACAGGATCAGAGAAGACGAAATAGATTCCCTCGTTCCTGAAGTGCCTAAGACTCGGGAGTTCCATAGCGGCTGCGAAGTTGGTCCAAGGTTAGTTCAGATCCATCATCGCGCACGAGTTTGGCAACGGCATTCTTGGGACCGTATTTTTCGGCAAGTTTATTAAAGTACGGCACCTTGCTAGCGCCTAAGGCTTCTGCCTGAACCGACTTGGGTTGCTTTGCTAGCCACTCGCCGTAGCTCATGTTGATTGGCACCTGTCCGTCTTGGCTGGCGCGTGTTGCCGTTGTAGATGGTGGCAGGATGTCAGGATCAATGATCGGCACAGTTGTTGATCGGCAGTTGAAATGCTGAGGCGGCGTTGGACCTTTGCCGTATTCAAACTCACGCCCATCTAACGCTGCACAGATTGCGCTGGTTCTAGTATCAAGCGTTGCGACGTAGCGGTATTTTTGGGTGATGTCTTGATTGGCTTCGTAGACCTGTTGGCTGGCAGCGTTAGCAACCTGATTGATGCTGGTACGCACTAACGCCATCACCTGATTGTCTGGAATGGTGGTTAGTTCACCACCTGCTGCGATTGCTTGTTTGACCGTGCGGTTTTCACCAAACTGCAGTGTGCCGACTAGGCGCTTTGCGATTTGCGGTGTCGTTTCACCAGTCAGCAAACCATTCCGTACAACCTGTCCAAACCGCTCAGCTTGCGATTCAGCGATGCCGCGAAACGCTTTTTCGACTACCTGACCGTTAGGCAACGTGATGGTTGCGCCCTTTGCAGCAGTCAGGCTGAATGTTTGCGGTGCGCCTTGAACTGCAGCTACCAAATCATCGCTGAGCGTGACGACGTTGATCTGCGTTGGATCTGTTGTGACGACTGACTGCGCAAACTGCGGGCTGATCTCGACAGTGTTCACAGCAGAGCGCATCCCTGGCGGCAAAGCGCGAGCTAATTGCTCGGCGACAAATTCAGATTGCAACTGCGCTAAACCCTGCAGCTCGTTAGCTGTTAGCTCAGTGCTGTCGCCAGCCCATGTAGCAAGGCTTGCTTTTAGCTGAGCCAAAATGGCACGCAGTCTGGCAGCTTTAACAGGTGCAGTAGCTTCGTCGATGATACGCAGTTGATTGACGGTATCAATGATGATGTCGTTGTAGGAGTTGATCAACCGACGTGCAACGCTGTTGCTGTAGCGGTTGAGGTCAATGGCGTTGCGGTATAAAACTGCTGGCGTTGCCATTATTCGATACCTAGATCCTGAGGCTTGCAGGCAGTTTGCATGGTGACATCAGCGCCAGACTTTAACGCTTCTTTGATCAGCATGATGACAGCCTCTGGCGTTTCATCAGTACCATTTTCTACGTTCATTTCTTCTACGGTGTATAACTTACCTTTGCGATACCAGCTGAGCCTGATGACAGCAAAAATGTGAGGCTTCATTTGCCCTTTAACAGCAACGAGCTGTTGCCTGCGTGGCTTGTTTGCTTCCATCGCTAACCTCCATAGCCAGCTCATCATGCCGGGATATCGC